GGAAACTTATCCCAACATTCTGGATCACGTGTTAAACTTTTAACTTCAATCATTTAACGTCCTCCGTAACTTCCTCTACCTCTACTCGCGGATTTCGCTTATCAACTACAAATTCGTCCTGAAACCCCGTGATATGCTTTCGATTGTCGTTGCCCAAAAGCCCAGCTTTCATAAAACCGTCAAGCACAAATTTTTTAGCAAAGGCGATATTGTCCGCATCTTTTCGGTTGTTCTTTGTGTACCACGTAAATTTAAGCTTGCAAGGCCAATTAAATTCGACTCCAGAATTATGACTAGCCCGCGCATATACACTACATAAGGCCGTGTACCTCTTCTTTAGGTTAGCTGCCGCATACCGATTGGCCCGTTCAGCCTTGATGTACTCATTTAAGCTAGGCAGTTCGCCCTTAATCACGACTTTACTCATACTTTCGGCACCCGGCTAATGTAGTAGCCATTAACGATCCCGTTAGAAATACTGGCCTGTCTAATCGAAAATTCTGGGGCGTCAATCCTCTTACATAATCGCGCCAGTGTTTGATAGGCGATCACTTCATCAGGATCGTTATACTTCTCAGCACGCCAGTAATCGTTAGTCAGTGGCAGGCTGTATTTATGGACTAAATCCTTTACCCGATTTAATTCAATTGCCGTACTATCAGCTAGTTCTCTAAGCGTATGTTTGCCATGTTTATGTGCTTGCCGAATGGCTTTGATATCTTCACGCTCTCCCTGCTTCGGATCTTGTTTCATACTGGCTAGGTAGGTCGCATCATCCCATGGCTTAGTTTCAGGCTTCACAAGTCTAACTGGAAACGACCATTCACCAGATTTGTAGTTATGTTGCGCAAGCTTAAACATTTCCGGTTCTGGCCCGATTGCTAGTGGGTGATCGATATCGGGTAGATCAGCGTTAATTACTAGCACCTGTGTTTCAGTCATGCTCTCACCCCTCTTTGACCATTGACTTCGATTTCAAAAATTTATTAGCAAAATACTGCTGCCCCTTGCCCGTAATTAGGGGCGTGAAGCGCGTCTTTGACCCGTGATTGGTGGTGATCACGGTTTCTCTCACTTCCATGATTCCCAGCTCCATCGCTCGTTGGGTCGGTGAGTTGTAACGTTTCCCCATCGCTATTAGGTAGCCATGAGTTCTTAACCAATCGAACAAGCGGTTTTGACCAGTCTTAATACCGCGCTGGCGTAATACCTTAGCAAAATTGCCAACGCTGATAGAATCGTCTGAGCCCGAAACTGCTTGGCCTAATCTAGCTGGCCCTTGCAACTGTTCATTCTCCAGTTTCAGCTGCTCGTTTTCCCTCATCAGAAAACTATATCCACGTTTGACAACCTCCATTGGGCTGTTCCACTTATCTTCAATAGTGATAAAATAACGGCGGTAAATTTGCCCTTGCGGCGTTTGCGACATCATGGACAACTCTTTCGCCATGTTAACGGTTAATGCATAATCTTGAAGCTCACGTTTGGCGCCGTTATTTACAACCGTAACTCCGGTTACACTTGTGAAATCAATGCCCTCGACAAACATGCTAAAGTTTTGATCAACCCATTTACTAAATCTGGTTGTTAATTCCAGGCCTTTGTGTAGATCTCGGGCAGACACTAACTGCCGCCCATCTTTTTCAGTGATTTTAATCAATTCAGTCATGCGCTCAACTCTTTTACTTGTCATAGGCTAACTTCCTTTCAAGCTCTTGTTCGTAATGAGCGTGTATCTCATTCGTGCAGTTAGGGCACGGCTGTACAACCCAGACACCTTTCATAATCTCAACATGTACAATTTTTGTTCCGTTACATTCACACATTAGAACGATACCTCCCGTTTGTCTGGGGTCGCAGCCGTAAAGCTGATGACGTGCCCATTGATGCCACGATATAGACGCGAAATGATTTTTGGATTATAAACGCTAGCCAAGTCGGCACTGCCTAGATTAGTCGTGATAATGGTTCGCTGGCGGTTGTTCACGATGCCAAACAACACATTTTGCACGTAATCGCTAGCTTCCTTTCGGTTCTTGCTTTGATGGCTTTGAAATGTTGCCTCTGAGCCTAGGTCGTCAAGTACAAGCAAATCGGCGTCACTTAGTAGCTGAACCATGTTCTGCTCGTTATATCGGCTGTCAGGATGGCCGAAGCTGCTTTTAATCAGCCGGAATAGTTCATTCACGCTAACGAATAGACAGGCCATAGATTTATCTGCGTGATCGTTTACCGCTTTGGCAATGGATAAGGCCAAATGTGACTTGCCACGCCCCGGCAGTCCCGTCAATATCGTGTTGTACGTAGTTTTCTGGTTTAAATACTCGCCAGCAATCTTCCGTGCCATCTTTAGGTTATTCGCTGACTCCGAACTGTTCGGGCGAAAATTATCAAAGTTGGCATCCATCAGGGTTGGATCATCGAATATCGAGTCCATGGCCAACACGTCAGAGGTTCGGCGCTTATGCCAGTAATCATTGGCATGATCAATAATCTTGTGGTTTTGCTGTTCAATTTTTTCTTTGGTACAAACCATGCAGAATGGCTGGTGTCCCTGCATGTAAACCATATTCACCCCATGCCGTGGGCAAACTTGGTCACTAGTCTTTAACCGTTGTAGCTCAGGAAAGCTAATCCCTCGCGCACTCTTAGAAGTCGTTTCTGACATAGGTTTGCGCCTCCTTCGATGTCTGGTTGCTACCATCCGCTGCTGGTTGCGTAGGCGGCGTCATATCGTACTCATCCATCCAGCCACGGCCACCGAGCCAATTATCTAAACTTTTGGTATAGTAATCACCCGTGCCATGTAGCTTTAAGTAAGCCTTATACTCGTTAATCTTGGCAACAATGGTCTCTAAGCTAACTCCCTCAACTTTGGCCGCATAATACGCGTTATAAGCCTTTTGAAAGTCACGCTTTTTTGGATAGATTGACCAAACCTGTTCGGTAAACTCTTGCTGGATGCGGTCACGAGGATCACGCGGTTTGGTTTTATTTTTTTTGTTATTATTTGATTTACTTTGTTCTGATATACTATGTGGATTGTCAGAGCTGTTTACTCCGTTTCCAGCGTTGGAAACCCCGTTATCAGCATTGGAAACCCGTGGTAAACGATACTGATTAAGAATCGAGCTATCTTTCTTCTGTCGAGAAGCCAATTTATAGTTCTCTTGAATTCGCTTAGACGTTAAGATTTTTTCTTGCTTGAACATCTCAGCGTCGAAAAACCCTACCTCACTTGCTTTCAAAACCACGTCCTGTACTGCGCTTTCCTTGGCACCAATATCATCAGCCACCAAGAACCGCATATCAGCATCCCACGTCATGTAATACCCTTCATCTTGATAAATATTACAGAGCAGGCAGATTAGTACAGCGATCGATTGATTTCCACAAGCACGCATGATTTTACGGACCTTAATGTCACGCAGAAAATCTACATCTAAGTTGAAGTAGTCAATTCCCTTCTTAATTGGACGGGCCATCTCGCACCTCCTGTCCTTATTAATGGGCCTTTCACCCATTCGGTGGATTCAGTCACTGCTGCATTCAAGCCAATTCGAATGTTTATTTCTTATCAAATGCTGCTAGCAATCCTTGTAGCTGACTCTTAGCATCCTCTGCTTGTGCTACTGTTAGATTCTTCCAATCGTCGTCACTGCCTTTCCAGTCAGGAACGATCTGCTGCAATACTTCGTTGGCCGTTGACATCGGACTGCCTGACTGTGTCTTAGTGGCCAAGTCTCCAGCTAGGTTTGCAATATCACGAGTTTGTTGTGACGTCGCGATCATTTCGCCCGTGTCCTCCGACGCCGGTTGAGCATTTTCTTTAGGTGCTTGGTATACTGCTGGCTTACCCTTAAGTAAGAGTTCAGCAGCTGTCTTAAATTCGGCCTTCTTGGCGTTTTCAGCGAGCCATTCGATATAGCTTCGATTTTCGTTCATAACTTCGCCCATGGTCTTGCCCTTATTTTTACCGAAGTTCAGTTTCAAATTGAAGGCTTCATCGTACGTCATGGTTTCGGTATTCTCACGCTGGTTGAATTGCTGCATGTCTTCTACATCTTGCGTAAAGACATTTGATAAACTAGCGATGGTCAGTGTGGCATCAACTTGAGCTCGCTTTTTTGCCATCTTCAATACCGTGTTTTTCATTGAAAAGCCATCACGAGAAACGTACTTACTCTCTTTTGTATTTGCCGACCCTAATCCCTCAGTTAACTGCATACCGCTCTTGTATAGCACGCACTTGACGGTGTAGTCGAAATAACCCGACTCGTAGTCCTCAACTTTATCGATAACGTTGTATTCGCTGGTCACGCCCATCAACATTTGAATTTTTTCGGCACCCGGTTTAAGGAGCGTCGGCTTCTGTGTACCAGGGACGACCCCAAAATCTTGACCATCTTTTAGTTGATGTTGAACCATAGTTTGGAAATTAGAGATAGCCTGTAGTTCGCTAGCCATCTTGTTTTGATCAGTACCCATGATTAGGGATAGACTGTTCGTTTGATTTTCTGCTTTCGCGATTGCTTCACTCATATTGGTTCCTCCTAGTATTTAAACGTGACCTTCTCAGTTGCCGGTTTTTCAGTAATACCAGCGATAATCTCGCCATCTTCCATGACAAACTTGTCACCAACCATGCGACCAGCTTTTTTTAAATCGACTTTATCAATAGATTCCTTGACCTTGATATATTGGCTCATGCCCTGATTACGAAGTGAGTTTAAAACCATCTTTTCGTCATACGCCAACCCAGCCGGGTTCTTACGAGTTGATACACGGCCATTAGGGGTATCGATTTTGAATTTCTTATCGACTAACCGTTGATCACGTAAATAGTCGGTCAGTAGCCCTTCAAAGTACCCGCGGTTGGCTTGGTTCTTATCAAGCTCCCGGTCGCGCCATGCAATTGCCTGGTCAATATTGTTCTTCGCAACTTGGCAAATTTCATCATCATGCGCTTGGATAGCCTTGAGCTTCTTTAACGCCCAGTCAGCTTTCTCCAATGAGTCAATTTTGAAGCCTTCGTTTTCACGTTCTGTCACCGTTCTAAGTTCTTCTTTTAACATTGCATCCATGATTGAAATCCTCCTATTTAATATCCAGCAATGACGCCACTTTCAATCAGCTCTTCCTCAGTAGGCACATTATCACGCCAGCCTTCCACAGCTTCTTCTTGGTCAATTAACCAGCTATCGTAGCCGTTCATTTCGCCCACCTCCGTGCTAAACGTTGTCTTAGTGACTGTTTCGGAGTACAATAGAAATCGAAAATAAAATTATTAAGCGTCTTAGCTGCACGGGTACTTCCGATACTCGAGCAGCTTTTTTCGTACTCAAATTTAGGCTTTAGCGATACTTTGCGTACTTCCAATTCGTTCGACCTCCTTAAATGTGCCAAAAACATTATTCAATTCTTCAATTGTGATTTGCTTGTAAAGCACATTTCCAATCCTGAACGTGAATTTCATCGTCTTCATCTCCTTAAATTCCAAACCAGCTAGCAACTTCATGACGCTTGAACCATAATGCCGTTAACGCGCAGCCTACTATTGCTCCTTCAATCATTGCTATTGCCTCCTAGCCATTTTCTTGGTTGACTTTATCGATTACTTCCTGCAATTTATCCATTGGAATACCGGCATACTCAGCCTTCTTAGCCAAATCGGTTATCTCGGCACTAATCTCTTCTGCGTATTCACGTGGATAGCGTTC